TCTGTTGCTGATGCTAGTGTTGGCGGTCGTTTGTACTACACTCCATCTGAATAATATTTTAAAGTAATGAAATAACAACAGACAAGTTGTAAAAATCGGGAGAGGGGTTCTGGTAGTATCAATACAATATTACCAGAACACAAAACCCTCGGTGAATTAATACAAGGTTTACGGGGACATGTTACTGTCTATTAGATCAGTGTTTAGTAGGCTGGGAAATTATTCCAGGTAACAAGATGCAGCGTTTCAGTAACAGATCAAAAAAGCAGTTAGCGAGTATTGAACTCTAGCAGTAATGCGAATAATGGTACGAAATGCAGTCTCTTCTACTTTAATGCGAATAATGATTCTTCTAATGCTAATGCTAATATTGGCAGTCGTTTAAGGCTATACAAAAAATTAATTTAACTAAAAATTCGCCGCCGTCAACCTCTGCCGTATACAATGATGAGTATGCGCGATTATACACATGACACGTAATGGTGGTCTGTATAACGGTCTTAGTATTGTAAGACGTGAAAGATAACACATATATCCCATGTTGATTCCTAGGTAACAGTTTATACTGCGAACGGTATTTTGTGGGCTATAGCAACCTAATATGAAACGGTATAACAATTTAAAAGAAAAGATTTTAGATATGAACAATATCTTCTGGGCAGAAAAGAGAGCTAGGAAGAATAAAACAAAAACATATGGCGTCAAAAGATTCGATAGACGGGATGATTTAACTTTAGAAAATATATAGTAGAAGTTAAACGATTGTTCATATAAAACATCACCGTATCATATATTTACAATATTTGAACCAAAACAAAGATTGATATACTAGTTACCGTATTATCCTGATAGAATAGTACATCATATTATGATGAGAGTTCTAGAGCCAATCTTTGAAAATTGGTTTATAAAGAATACATATTCTTGTATAAAGAATAGAGGTATTCATAAAATGCAGAATACTATAGAACATGATTTAAGAAAAGATTACTCTGGAACAAAATGGTGTTTGAAATTAGACATTAAAAAGTTTTATCCTTCTATAAATCAGTCTAAGCTATTAGAAATGATTAGTTGGAAGATAAAAGATAAATGGGCCATAACAATACTTTCAGAGATAATATATTCTTCTAATACTGGTGTTCCTATAGGAAATTACTTAAGCCAATTCTTTGCAAATGCATATCTTACTAAGATAGATCATTATATAAAAGAAGTGCTAAGATGTAAGCATTATTATAGATATTGTGATGATATCGTAATATTAGGTAAAACAAAGAAACATTTATATAAGATATTTAGATTAATAAATCAAAAATTATCATTTATTGATTTGCATCTAAAACCAATACGATTATTTCCAACAGATCAAGGAATAGACTTCGCAGGGTATGTCTTTAAACACACCTATACTAAAATAAGAAAGAGTCTAAAATTTAGATTCAAAAGAATGTTAAGAAAATATAATGGCATTCCTTTTGAATCGTTCAGACAAAGAATCGCTTCTTATTATGGATGGCTTATACACTGCGATGGTATTCATTTGTTGAAAACACATATTAAAGACTTGTATTATGAATTTAAAAAACATTACTTTAAAAACTGCGGAGTTAGGACCTGTAAAGTGGGAGGACGTAGAAAAACTTCAACCAGGTGAAAATGGGTTTATATGCTTCATTTCAGCAGAACCTATTGAGAAAGAGGATGAAGAAGGAAATGTAAAAACACATTTACTCGGAACATATATTCCTACTGATTTTGATTATGCTCCTACATATAAGGAGATGGTTAACTTTATAGTATCCAAGAAGTATCCTAACGGAAAAGAGCAGCAATTACTTCGTCATGGCATATTAAATCCGCAAGACGAAGAGTATGTTGCATACTATAATGATGTAGAAGAAATAACAAGAACAATAAAAGAGCTTCTTGATTAATTAATATACAATGGTAGACTTTAATAAGAAAATAAGAAATTCCGCGAAGTTTTAGCAAGCAGCTAGATTCTTTAAAGAACATGGATGCTACACACTGGCTCCGCGAGGCACTACAGACTATATACAATACTGGGACCAGGAAACGGAGCGGTGTTTGAATGGATATGTTGCTCCAGATGGAGATTCTATTACTGGCTACCATTATTTCTATTTAAACTATTGTCCTATCATGAAACTTGAGGAAGTAGAATATACAGACCGATATGGTAATAAGCGCAAAAGACGCGAACGTATATTTGGCTTCCCAAGATTCTGGGACATGGATTACTATTACTTCAATGCAGTAGAACAAGCTGAGATAGAAGGAAAACATCTAGCTGTACTAAAATCTCGTCAAAGAGGTTACTCGTTTAAAGGAGCTTCAATGTTAGTAAGAAATTACACATTGATAAAAGGTTCACAAAACTTTGCTGTAGCATCTGAACAGAAGTTCTTAACTGGAGATGGTCTATTAACTAAAGCTTGGTAGATCATGGATTTCATAGATAAGAACACAGAGTGGTCTAAGCAACGTCTTGTAAACACTCGTATGGAGCGTGTAGCAGGTTTTAAGATTAAAGATGAGTTTGGTAAAGAGACTGAACAAGGTTATATGTCTCGTATAGCTGGTGTTACTTTGAAGAACGATCCCGAACGTATTCGTGGTACTCGTGGTAAGCTTGTGCTATGGGAGGAGGGTGGTAAATTCCCCAACCTACTTACTGCATGGCGTATTGAACAACCTGCTGTAGAAACAGACGATGGTAAGGCATTCGGACTTATGATAGCCTTTGGTACCGGTGGTACCGAAGGTTGTGTTACGGCTGGAAATAAAGTTTATACTAGAGACGGAAGGCAAATTAACATTGAGGATTTGCATATGTCAGATGGAATCATTGGGTATGATGTAGAATCTCAGTAGATATATGGAAACGACATCTCACATATAAACAAGCCTATACAAAAAGAATGTGTTTGTATAAATACACAACAATATAGAGAAATAAAATGTAGTACAGATCATCCTATTTATGCAAGTAATAAATACGATTGTAATAAATGCCGAATGTGGGAATGGATCGATGCCGGGGAATTAAAACCAGGAGATCTCATTGCTGTTTCATAGGATATTTCTGTGTTTGGCACAGAAACAATATTTGATCCGTATTTAGTTGGATTGCTTGTTGGAGACGGTACATACGGAGGAACATCGCCTTGTATATTCAACGCCGATGAAGAAATTACTTCGTATATAGAAAATAATTATGACTGTGTACCGTTTAGAAAATCGCACATTACTAAAGATGGTAGAGTATTTAAGGCTCTTAGATTGAGAAAAGTAATAACTCATCTTCGCGAACTAGGTATACAAGGACAAACCGGAGTAAATAAAAGATTACCACAAAAGATATTCTCTTGTACTAAAGAACAATGCTGTGAACTACTTGCCGGATTGTTTGACACGGATGGATGTATTAGAGTAGGAAACAAATACGGAAATAGATTACCCTCTACAAACGCTCTAATAACTACGGTAAGTTTAAATTTAGCAAAAGACATTAGAGATTTATTGTAGAAAATAGGAGTTCACGCAGCTATTCAGAAGAAACAGGAATTCCGTACAGAACGAACTATTCGTGATTTACATCCCTATTATAATGTAGAGATTACAGATAAAAATAGTTTATTGAATTTACAAAGAAATGTAAAGCCAAGAGTTAAATACAAAAAGGCAGCGCTAGATGCTATTGCAGAAATTTGTAAGAATAAGAAACGTTGGTATAAAAATGATTTTGAGTATGAAACAATAAAATCTGTAGAAGATATCGGTTTACAAACTGTATATAATCTTGCTGCAGACGATACTCATACATATCTTGTAAACGGAATAATTACTCACAACTCGTCCTTCGAAGGACTTAAAGAGCTGTTCTACAAGCCTGAAGCATACAACGTGCTTAGCTTCCCTAATATATGGGACGATAAAGCAGAAGAAACTAATTGTGGATTCTTCGTACCTTCTTGGAGTAACATGGAAGGTGTCGATGCTAATGGTAATGAGTTGATGGATAAAGATGGCAATAGTCTAAAAGACTTAGCTATCGAAGAGCTCATTCGTCAACGCAATAAAATTAAAGACGGAGGTGCCTCATAGAGTTCTATAGATAGATTTATATCAGAACGTCCTATAAAGCCACAAGAAGCCGTCTTAGAGCTCGGTAAAAACATATTCCCTAGAAAGCTGCTAATGGACCAATTAACCCGCATTAGAACCAATAAGAAGCTTTAGAACATGAAACATATAGTAGATCTAAAGTGGGATGGTAAAGGTGGCGTAGAAGCAGTAGAAAAGAAATCTGGGGATATAACTACTTATCACTTAAAGAAAGATGACAAACCAGAAGGATCCGTAGTCATCTGGGAATACCCTATTACAGATCCGCCATTTGGATTATACATTGGCGGCTGTCTTACGCCAGGCGAAAAAGTCTGGACTTAGCGTGGATTAGTCAACGTTGAAGACGTGGATCTAGGAGATAAGCTGGTAAACAAGGATGGTAAATTAGTCGATATTAAAAATATACAAATAAGAAACAAAGTAAACGAAGACACATATAGGATAAAGCCTTACGGATCTTTTAGGACTACTAACTTCACAAAAGAACATCCTATATGGACGGGAAATAGAGGATTTGTAAAAGCTAGCGAATTATTAAAAGACGATTGGCTTGAGATTCCAAACGTGTATTATTCTGATAAAGAAAAATATTTATGGACAAGGGGTTCTCAAGACGATAAAGAAAGAAAACTCGCATATTTTTACGGCTTATTTACAGGAGACGGATTTACCAATATAAACGGAAAATCTTATGATGTATACATGTCGATTGGTAAAGATGAAAAAGATCTTGCACAATTTTACGATAAGCTTGTATTAGAATTGTTTGGTAGAACATGTATACATATTCATAAGAATACTGAACAAAGTCGAAGATTTACATCTAAAGAATTAGTTCAAGAACTTGATAAATCTGTAGGAATTTCTGCTTATACTAAACGTGTTCCGGAATGGGTTAAACAAGGGAGTTACGGAATAAAACTTGCGTATTTACAAGGATTTTTAGATTCTGATGGATCTGTATTCAGAGATAAAGGAAACATAAGAGTTAATTTTACTAGTGTAAATCTAGAATTACTTGAAGATATACAGGATTTATTATATGCTCTTGAAATAAAAAACTCTATTGTAGTTCACCAAAAAGAGTATACGAGTAAACATAATATACATTCTTTACAATCTTATAGAATAAATATAGCGACAGAAGATAATTTAAAATTGTCAGAATTTGCTGTATACGAAAGTAGAAAGATTAAATTATTAAAATAGTCTACTTATTGTAAGAAAAGTAAAATGAATATTAAGTTTATAAATGGTACTGTTTGGTTGAAAGTTGACGACATAATTCACGATATATATACAGGAAATGTATATAATTTTGAGTGCGCTACACATACATTTGCTTGCAGATGTATTATGACACATAACTGTGATCCTTATGATCACGATGAGTCCTTCACTAACTCCCTAGGATCGACGTTTATATTTAAACGCGTTAGAGCAGGAGAGGCTTGGAACGACGTAATCGTGGCAGAGTATACAGGTAGACCTAATACTGCGGAAGAATATTACGAAAACGTGCGTAAACTATTGATATTCTATAATGCACGTCTGTTGTTTGAGAATGAACGTAAGGGTATTTACCCTTACTTCACAAACAAGCATTGCGATTACCTACTGGCTGATCAACCCGATAAGATTATTACGGAAGTCTTTAAAGACAGTAAAGTACAGCGCCGTAAAGGCTGTCACATGACTAAATAGATTAGGGCATATGGGGAAGGATTAATCCTCGAATGGCTAATGGAAGAATATGAAGAAGGCCACCTTAATCTAGAAAGAATATACAGCGAACCACTTATAGAAGAGCTAATAGAGAATGATGGTGTAAGAAACGTAGACCGCGTTATTGCTCTATGTATGGTTATGATATACAGAGAAGAGCTCTATTAGGTTAAAGTGTCCGCTGCAAAAGAAAAGAACAAACAGGTTGAACTCTTCGAATTACCACTATTCAGTTAGCGATATTGGGATGCTGAAGACGATAGTGGTGTGCAAGATGATATACCTTTATTTAGCTTTTAACAATGGTTAGAGTAGAAGATAATTTATATAATGCAACATTCCCTCAACAGAAGTTGCCACTCAAGAAGAAGAATGAACAGTGGCAGCACGATTGTGTTAACTATATCATAGGCGAGGGAAACGTGGTGTCTGGTGGAATGACCAAGACACGCTTCGGAGAGATATAGACCTACTACAACCTTTATAATTCTATATTTGATGAGAAAGACTTCAAGCGTATTACAAACCCGTTTAAAGTAGAAGATGGGTTCCCCGCTACTCCTCAAGATTTCAATATAATTAGGCCTAAGGTGGACCTCCTTATAGGTGAAGAGACAAAGAGGCCAATGAACTTCAGGGTAGTGAGAACATCGCAAGAAGCAGCTTCTGAGTTAATGGACAAAGAGAAAGAGATGCTTATGCAATATATTATGGCATCTATTACAGCTCGTATGAGTCCAGAGGAGGCATAGCAGTTCTAGCAATAGCTTTAGAGTGGTGAAGTAATGCCACCAGAAGCAATTGCTAAATACATGCAAAAGGATTATAAAGACGTTGTGGAGAACACTGCATATCATACTCTCACATACTTAAGGGAAAAACTTAACATCGACAATGAATTTATTAAAGGTTGGAAAGATGCTCTTATCGCTGGCGCCGAGATATACTATGTGGGTGTGTAGAACGATGAGCCTTATATGGAGAGGGTAAATCCAATGTACTTCTCGTACGATCATAGTCCCGATCTGGAATTTATAGAAGACGGCTCTTGGTGTTGTCGTAGAATGCGCTTACCGGTAGCTGAAATCTATGATCGCTACTATAATAAACTTACTGAGAAGGATCTAAATAAACTCAATGAAATGCTCACAGGACGTCCTTCTAATGATATAGGAGAGAAAGACCCTGTAGATAATTTCAATAGCATTCAAATGCATATCTATGATAATCCTTTGATGGATCAAAAGACTAGATATGCTATCAACGTTTGGCATTGTTGTTGGAAGTCTTTTAAGAAGATTTACTATGTTACATACTTCGACGAAGCTGGTCAAGCTCAAGTCGAGATAATGGATGAGTCTTATGAGAAAACAGGACAAGAAATCTCAATAGAACCTGACTGGATTGTAGAAGTTTGGGAAGGTTACCGCGCAGGTACTGATTTATACTTTGGTATTCAGCCTATTGAGTATCAGCACGTTTCAATTGACAATCCTAATTCTCAAAAGTTACCTTATTGCGGATGTATTTATAGCAATACTAACTCTAGGCCTAGGTCACTTGTAAGTATTCTTAAACCATTACAGTATATGTACATAGTACTTTGGTATAGACTAGAGTTGGCTATAGCAAGAGATAAAGGAAAAGTAGTAAATATGGATATTACCTAGATTCCTAAGTCTATGAACATAACTCCAGATCGCTGGATGCATTATCTGTCTAGCGTGGGTGTAAACTTCATAAATCCTTACGAGGAGGGCTGGAATGTTCCTGGACGAGAGGGAGGTAAACCTGCTACATTTAATCAGATTACTGCCCTTGATCTTACTATGTCTAACGTCATTGCTGAGTATATTCAGCTGATGGACAAGATCGAACAGCTTGCTGGTACTATATCTGGTATTACAGAACAACGCGAAGGTGCTATTAGTTCTAATGAGCTTGTAGGTAACGTAGAACGTAGTGTAGTACAATCTTCACACATTACAGAACCTTTGTTCTGGGCACACAACCAATGTAAACGTCATGTACTCAACATGCTTTTAAATACAGCAAAAGGTGCTTGGGCACAGACAGGTAAGCAGAAGCTTAGCTATATCTTCGATAACGGAGAACGTGCATATATAGATATTGCAGATAAGTTCTACTATGAAGATATGGATGTGTTTGTAAGTGACACTTCTAAAGACATGGAGAACATTTAGAAGTTGCAGCAGCTTATTCAGCCGGCTATGCAGAATGGAGCCAGCCTCTTAGAGGCCGCTGAGGTACTTACAAATGACAACTTTAATATCATTAAGCAGAAACTCCTTGATATGCAACAGCGTCAAGAGCAAATGCAGCAACAGGCTCAGGAAGCTGAACAACAGCGAGCTGTACAGTTACAGCAAATGCAGAATGAGCAGCGTGAGCAAGAGCTTATGCTTGAGGAAGCTAAGATGGAGCTTGAGCGTTACAAGATTGATGCTGATAATCAGACTAAGATTGCAGTAGCTGAGATATCTACTTACAGAGGTACTGAAAACAAAGACGTTGATATGGACGGTAGGATAGATCCTGAAGTCATGTATAAGAATGCAATAGAAGAACAGAAATTACATTCTGAACAGTATACTAAGAGATACGAAGCAAAGCAAAAGAAGGATATTGAAAATAAGAAGATCGATCTTGAGCGTGAGAAGATGAAGCACGAAATGGCTCTTCAAAAGCAGAAAGATGACGCGGCTTTAGAACGTGAAAAAGTCAAAGGCCGCTATGCGTTACGTAATAAAACTAGTGCAGGCGTATGATGAAATCAGGTGTTTATTAGATATTTAATCCATACAATAACAAACGTTATATTGGGAGTTCTATAAACATAGAAAAACGATTTAAACAACATAAAAGTTCTCTTAGAGGAAATCGTCACCACAATAAACATCTTTAGAATGCATGGAATAAATATAAGGACATTCTTATATTCGAACCACTCGAATATTGCGAACCTGAATATTTGTTAGAACTCGAGTAGTATTATATTGATTTTTATAATTCTGCAGATAGAAGATTTGGATATAATATAGATGCCGTAGCAGATCATACAAACCCAGGATTTCATTTATCCGACGAAACGAAAGAAAAGCTATCAAAAGCGCATCTTGGAAAGAAAAGAACTCCAGAAATAATAGAAAAATGTAGATAGGCTCAAATAGGTATTTCGAAACCAAAATAGTCAGAAACAATGCGGCGTAAATACGCAAATGGAGAATCAACGTTTCCAAGGTATAATGAAGTGTCCGAAGAAAAACAAAAAGAGTGGTCTAAACATTCAAGTGAAGCGAATAAACGTAGATATTCAGATTACGCAAATAGACCAAAAGGTAACTTTTTGAAAGTTGAAACCTCTAATGGTATTTTATACTTTCCATCGTTAAGAGAGGCTGCAAGAACCTTTGGAATAGATAAAGGAGCAATACAGTATGCAATGCGGTATACAAATGGATATATTAAAAAGATAAATTGCTTCATTTCTTATATTTCAGAAGAGGAATTTGTGCAGAGTGAATTTTATAAAACACATTATAATATACACCATGACACACGCTGAAGAGAAAGAACTTCTAGAGCTTACTAGAGAGAACAATCAATTATTAAAACTTATACTAAGATTAGTTTAGCACGACGAAGGGAATGATTTCATGACCAACGTCGTTGCTAATCTACTTAGCAATAGAATAGATGGTTATGGCAAAAGATCCTACTAATTTTAGAAACAGATTCAAGCTTTATAAAGAAGGCAAAATGCCATATGAGAATGGGCTTCCTAAGTATGCAGAAGGTACTGAAGGATGGCTTCCCGATTATACTATGGATTATATTCTGGCATTAGAAAACCCAACAAAGTAGGGTCTCGTTGATGGAATATGGAGACCGCCTACTGATTCTAGTAAGTGGGATATTAATGCTATAGGAGGAGGATTAGATATTAGATATAAAAACAACCCTCTTGTGTATAATTTTCTATCTGATAATAATAGGCTCAACAATCCTTATTTAACTGAGCAAGAAGAATACGACTTGAGAAAACGTACATTCAACGACACAATGCTTCCTGCATTAATAAGAATGCACGATAAGTACGGAGAATAGATATCTAGTAAAGGATATGCTAGACTTGCTGGCATGAAATGGTAGGGACACCCGTTCTTAATGGCAATAACTCCAGATAGTATTACAGGGAGAGCGTTTCTAAATGCAATAGAATCTGGCGATAGAGATTTGGATACTGTGTTTGATGCTTATTACAGACACCCTGCAAATGCAAAAAAATATGCTGCAAGAATACAATCCGACGAAAATTATTGGAGTAATAATCATTCTATAAATCTCGACGATGTACCAATTCAATCTACATTACGTCCTATAGTAGAAAAGCGAGATGCAGTTACTGTAAGAAAAACTATACCAAAAGCTAAGACTAGAGCTAGGTGGACTGGGGCTGAAAATGTTTCTCCATATCTTACAGGCAAACCAATACTTAAGCTAAAGAAAGAGATTAAAACTCCAAATGTTGTAGAATTACATAAAGAATCATAGTGGAAAGCTCCTATGTAGTTTAAAGATGGTAAGTTGCCTGGGTATAAAGGTGGTAAGATTGGGCATAACGTATCTCATGCAGAAATGAATGACGACGGTACATTTACAGATGATTATACTAAATTGTTTGAAGATATGTATGTTACTCCACAGAAGACAGATCTTAAACGAGGTAGTTATACTTTAAATAATTTTCCGTACTATCTTCAACATCGTACCGACTGGATGAAGCCGTTTATGTCGTCTGGTACAAACGAAAAGGGATTGGAATCTGTTTCTCCAGAATTTGATTTATTGCTTGGTGGAAGATAGATTGCAACAGATTTTGTAAAACAAATTAATAAAACTAATTTGTAGAAAGAATTACAAAATATTATAAACTAGCAATTTGAAAATAAAGAAAACGCAAATAGTATTTTTGATTCATACGCAAAAGAATATTTCAATAATATGACAACGTTTAAAACGCCGTTTAGAGTTGGAGAAAGAAATATGCAGACGGTTGGAGACGTTGTAGACTTTAATTATAGTTTGTACGGAGGAAGAGATAAATTACTTTCTGAGCTCACTCCGAACTAGAGGTATTCTTTAGCAAAATTATCTTTATAGGGAGAAGATAGGCCGTCTATGAATATGCTTATACATATGGATGATAGCGGTTTGTAGCCAGTAAATAGATACGGATTTGTTCCAAAAGATGCAACAAATAGTAAAAGTATATGGAATTCTAGTTTATAGGGAGAACCTGAAATATGGTGGAATAAAGGATCTGCTTATTATAGTCCGTATGGATATCCAACTATAAAAAATATACCAAGAACAATAGTTGCAAATTTGTAGAAACTATCTGAAGCCGGTATAAATTTAACTGGGCGTGATGTTATGCATGGTCCAGGAGTTGTTCCGTTTGAGTCTATAGAATACGGATTACAACCAAATGAATTTGGATGGTTTGATACTATTAAATTCAAAGGATTTAAAAACGGCAAGCTTCCTGGATATGCGGATGGAAAGATACACATTAAACCTGCCAATCGTGGTAAATTTACCGCATTAAAGAAACGAACAGGACACTCTGCTTCTTGGTTTAAAGAGAACGGCACACCTGCACAAAAGAAGATGGCAGTGTTCGCTTTGAATGCTAAGAAGTGGAAACATTAATATAACAGAATAAACTGTACAAATTATGAACAATTACGTAATACATACGTGCATTAAGTGTTCGGATGGGAAAGACCATAGACTTAGTTATGATTTAGGAAGTTCTAAATTGACAGATGAAGGTATGCGAGAAATAGGAAGAATATTTGAAGAAATAGAAACGCGGTTCCCCGATACTAAATTCTGGATTCAAAAATGGGTTGATGGTAATAGTGAAATGATACACGAACCAAAAGAAAACACAGACAATGAAGTCTGAATAAAATAACTTACATATAATTATATGGCAAAGAAAAAGAATACAATTCCAAGTGGATTTGAGGACATCCTCGGTAATATCTACTCTAATGCCGAGCAAGGCGAAGGAACTACAGATATGGATACCCTGATGGAGCCTAACGTACCACTTGTTGAAGATGATAAAGATGATGACGTGCCGCCAGTGAATAACACTCCTGAGGACGGCGATAACCAGGATCACAACACTGATGATCCAAATGCACATGAGGATAATTCTCCGGAACCTCCTGCAAACCAGGTTCCGCCAGTAACAACACCAGAGCCTCCTGTAGATAATTAGGAGGAAGAAGATCCAACAGAAGCTGATGTAATTGAAGCTCAGCAAGTTGGTCTATTCTTCGATGCTCTTGGTAATTCACTTGGTTGGAATATGGATGAGATTGATGAAAAAGATAGACCTCTTACAGTAGATCAGCTTACTGAATATATGAAAGACGTAGTGGCTGAAAACTCCGTACCTCAATACGCCGATGAGCGTATACAGGCGCTCGACGAGTACGTAAAGAACGGAGGTAAGTTTGAGGACTTCTATGCTAGACAGCAAGAAGCACTTACTCTTGACAACATTGATCTCGAAGATGAGAATAATCAAAAGGCAGTAGTACGTGAACTTATGAAACGCAGTGGCTATACTGACGAGCAGATTAATAAGAAAATATCTCGTTATGAAGATAGCGATATGCTGTATGAGGAATCAGAAGATGCACTAGATAGATTGAAGCAGCTTAGACAGGCTGAAGTAGAAGAAGCTACACGACAGCAAGAAGAGATGGCAAAACAGCAAGAAGAGCAATCAAGACAATTCTTTAATACTGTTACAAATGATATCAATTCGTTGACTAACATTCGCGGTATTGCTATTCCTAAAGAAGATCGTAAGGCTTTGTTTGATTATATTTTCAAAGTAGATCAGAATGGACAATCACAATACACAAAAGATTTCAACAAGAATCTTTCAAAGAATCTGATCGAATCGGCATACTTCACTATGAAAGCTGATGCTTTGATTTCTAGCGCTAAGAATACCGGAGAGACGTCCGCTGCTGAAAAACTTAGGAAAATGTTAAGGCATAGTGCAAAGAATCATAGCACTTATAATGCCGATGATAAAACAAAGTCAGTAACAGACATTGTAAGTGGTATGTTCTGACGCACACAATTATAAATATATATGAATAATAGTTTGCTTAATAATCTCCAGCTGTATCGCGGACGTCGTTTCAGCGACCTGGTAGATGAGAATATGATTTCTAATGCGCTGCTGACCAAGCCCCATGAGGTATCTGGTCTGCTTTCACTGGTATTTGGTACAAAGGATGATGGCGTATCAACTGCTATCGACATGATCACCGGTGGTCTTGGCAAGACAATGATTATCGAGAACCGTGAATTCGAGTGGTCTGTAATGATTGATAGCGAGCACGCTGTTAACATTCGTTGGGCTAAGTGGAACGGTAAAGAGATCAACACATCAAATTATGCTACTGAGACTCCAGGTCTGAATGGCACTCCTATCTACCTCGCTCTTGAGGAGCGTTGGTATGGTCCTGGTGCAATCCTGAGCTTTGATGACTATAAGTTCCAGGTTCGCGTAAGCGGTCTGCCTTATCAGGATGGTAGTGCTTGGGTATATGAGTGCTATGTGATCGATGGTTCACAGGCTGCTTATATTCCTGGGGAGTTCCTGCTTCCTGGTCGTCAGGTAAGCCGTATCGGTTCAGCTTACGAGGAGTACAGTGATGAGGCTGATATCATCAACTATCAGACTCCGTTTAAGATGCGTAACCACCTCCAGACTCTCCGTCTGAGCTACGATATCACAGGTGATGCTTATAGCACCGTTCTGGCTATCGCTCTGAAGGATCCTGAGAGTGGTAAGACATCTTACCTGTGGTCTGACTATCAGTACTGGATTGCTCTCCGTGAGTGGAAGAAGCGTGAGGAGAAGGCTCTGCTGTTCTCTAAGAGCAACCGTCTGAGCGATGGTACATATCTTACCAAGGGTACAAATGGTCGTCCCGCTCCTACGATGAGTGGTCTGTTCGAGCAGATTAGCCCAGCTAACGTTCGTTACTACACTACTCTGACTGCAGAGCTGCTTGAGGACTATCTGTTTGACCTCTGCTACAACATCCTCGGTACCAACGAGCGTAAGTTCATCGCTCTGACCGGTGAGATGGGTATCCGTGAGTTTGACCGTATCTTGAAGGAAAAGGTTGCTACCTTTAACCTGATTGATACTAAGTTTGTAACTGGTTCTGGTCAGGAGCTGACTCTCGGTGGTCAGTTCACTACTTACAAGATGACCAACGGTATCGAGCTGACTTTGAAGCGTTGTCCTATGTTCGACAACATGGAGATGTTCCGTCAGTTGCATCCTCTGACAGGTAAGCCTCTGATGTCTTATACCTTCCTGTTCGTTGACCTTGGTTCACGTGACGGTCAGGCTAATGTAGTTAAGGTTTGTCGTAAGGGTCGTGAGTTCGTACAGTGGACTACTGGTGGTTCTGTAATTCCTAGCGGTTACGGTAACAGTATCAACACTCTGCGTTCTAACAGCCGTGATGGTTACCAGGTTCACTTCCTCGGTGAGGAGGGTATCATGCTGCGTAACCCGCTGTCTTGCGGTATCCTGTACTGCGATGCTGAGGATACTGAGATTTCTAACAACGGCGGTGTTGCTGTAGGTGCGTAATCTCATTTAAAGATAAATGATGTCTGAGCTGGGGCTTCGGCCCCGGCGTTCAGCATCACAACATACTAATTATACTAATTATGGTAGTTGAACTTAAAATTAAGAAGAAGAATCCCTGGGCAGGGTTGATTAAGTATAAGAGTTGTTTTGATTATATCGCTCCTTATTTTACTCGTTCCGGGTCGATTTATACGGGTCTCACCCCAGAAGATGAGAAATATTTTGAAAAAGCTTTAGGTTATCCAGAAGGACATTTGTCTAAGTCATCAGACTTTTGGACAACTTTCTGTGTAAAGGTTGGTTCTAGGACACTCATTCTTGACGATTCAATTCCTCGTCAGGCTATGATTATTAAGTTCCTTACAGGTCACAAGCGCGTTGCTACGTCTCTCGATCATCTTGATGCAGGTAAAGATTATCTGTTAATTAATCGTGAAGCAGAGGCTGTAGAACAGAACAAGCAGAATAAGCTTCGTCGTGATGCTATTAAGGAATTCGATTCTCTTAGTCTTGAGCAGATGCGCAAGTGCTTGCGTTTGTTTGGTATGAGTGCAGATCGTATGTCAAACGAGCTTGTAGAATCTACACTGTTTAGTCTTGTAGATAAGAACCCTAAGAAGTTCTTTGATAAGTGGGTTAACAACAAGTCTAAGGAGACAGAGTTCTTGCTTGAGAACGCTATTGCTAAGGGCGTTATTCGTAAAGATAAGACTCACTATTTCTATGGTACAGATATGTTTGCAGACTCTCTTGAGGATGCCATTGCTTATCTTGATAGTAAGAAGAACCAGGATCTGAAGCTTTCTATTATAAACGAAGTAGAGAATAAGTGATCTAATGATCAAAACAACGAGATATGACGCACAACGATATATATACGAAATTCATGATAGAATATGACAAAGCTAACGTTACTTCGTCATATCCGTCGCTTACACCAACTGAAATTGCTACAATTCTTAATAAAGCTTACCTTGCTTTAATATCTTAGAAAGTAACTGGAAATAATCCAAGACAAGCTGCTTTTGAGAGTGATAGTAAATCTATATCAGATATTTAGCCATTAGTTACCACAACTGGAGTGTCTTCGGCAGGAGAACATTCAAGTGCTATAAATTCTAGATGGTATTCACTTCCTAGTAGTTTTATGTATTACATATCTGGTACAGTAGAAATATTTGGAAATAAAGCACCTGTTACTTTATTAAGTCATGAGAATGCACAAAAGTTTAAGCAAACAGTATCAAATAGGCCGTGGATTAAAAATGCAGTGGCGTATATAGAAAATAACTAGATAATAGTTTTATATGACAATGTAGAAAATATGAATCATGGCGCTGGTGCTCCTGGTGCATTTTATATAACTTATGTTAAACAACCTTCAGCATTCAGTAGTTCATTTAATGGAACATTTGAACTTAGTGATACTATGGCAGAAGAATTAATATCGCTTGCAGTATTGATGGCTCTTGAGAACGTAGAGTCTACAAGGCTTCAAACTAAAGCACAAATGAGAGGACTTGAAGCATGACAAAAGAACAAACTAGGCAATTGGGCATAGAGGTTGAACGCAGGCTTCAAACCATTCTGCCAACTTTTAAGATAGAGAATAAAATAGATACTGAAGATATATATGCATTCTTAAATCAATTCTAGAAGTAGTATATTGATGCTATCTATAGACAAGATGATCAAGTAGAATCTGGTACTAGAACTTCTATTTTAGGAGAAGATATATTAAGGCCTTTAATAAGGCATAGTAATCTCACTAACGGTTCTATTGATTCTACTCTCGATTATGATAATAAGGTATTTGGATTACCAGGAGATTACTACCAATATATACGTTCAGTGTCAAGAGTTACAGGAAGTTATAACACTAATAACGACGGCATTGTCTCCAACATACTATTGAAATAGTCTGATGTTAATAGAATTATTAACTAGAATTACGATAAACACCGTATTCTTCGCAATCCGATTGCTACACTCGAAGGAAGTAATATAAAGATAATTCACGACGAATATACGAATGTAAGTTCTATAGACATTACTTATATTAAAATACCAGCAAATTTCAACATCAACACTCCATGTGAATTGCCATACGAGTGTTTCGAAGATCTTGTGGCAGGGGCTACTGATCTTTATGTAAGACATTTAACTGCTACACAACCAAAACAATAGAAAAAGGAGGCTGAATAATGACAAATATTGAATCCGTTGCCAATTTCGAAAGAGAAATAAACAAACTTGACGATGCTGTTAATAAGCCTGCTACTGAAGATTCCTTGTTTTGGTTAAACCAAGCTATTGCTAAATTTGTTAAACTTAGATTTAATGGTGATTTTACTCACCGTATGGGTTATGAACAAACTGAGAAACGTAGGCAAGATCTTGTGTCGTTGTTTAAGACATATGCTACGACAGAATTCACCACAGACGAACATGCTAATTATACTGGATACAGTCTTAGTTATCCTAGTGATTTTCTTTATGCTCTTAATGAAGATGTTGTAATAGATTCTATAGACGGTGGACATGAAATGGATACGTGCGTATTTGAATGTACACAAGATAGTTTCATGTATAGAATAAACAATAGTCTTACTGACTTTCACTATAAGCACCATAGAGCAAGACCACTTAGAATACGTTTTGATGGTGGATGTAAGCTTTTAACAGATAAGAATTATACAATTAAATCCTATACTTTAGGCTACTTAAAAAAGCCTACTGAATTAACGCTCGATAATCCTAAAGCTGAGTACTAGGATTTCGATGATGATGTTATGTACGAGATTATTAAGATGGCCGCTCAGATGTATATTGAGAACCAAGGCGATCAAAGATATCGTACTATAACAAACGAAGTACTCACACAAGAATAATTTTAACGTGGAAACCCCAGCTAGTTAGGTCTAGACTCTATAAAGTTTTGATCATTAAAAATACCGCGTAGATCACAATCCGGTTATTCTTTTTAGAATGTATAGGGGAAGTAGAAAAAATTAATTTATAAATATGATTACATACGTAAATACTGTACTTGTTAGCAATCTTGCTTCAGGTGCTGTGCTGAATGCTGCTCCTGCTGCTGCAGCTTCTATGAATGCCGTTTCTGCTGATGCTGGCAAGTTTATTATCATGAACTGCGATCCAGACGTTGCTTCTGATAAGATCTATAATGTTACAGCTGCTAACGCTGGTGATATCAATACCATTAAGGTTGGTATCGTAACCAAGAAGAACACTGTTCTCCGTAAGCAGGATGGTAGCGTAGCTTATCTCCCGATCATCAAGTGGTCAAATGAGATTAAGGCTGCTGACATCAAGAGCTTCAATGCACTTACTTATGCTGCCGATACTGAAGATCAGATTACTATCGACTTCACCAATATCGACGCACAGCTGCTGAACAAGTTCGCTGAGGGTGGTAAGCGTATCATCGTTCGTCTTACTTTCAAGGATTTGCCTACTCGCTTCCGCAAGTGGACTGAGTCTTATGAGTATGTAACGAAGGAGGGCGATACTGCAGCTACTATTGCTCAGAACATCGCTAATCAGATCAACTCTGAGTGGAAGCGTGCACGCGTATCTGCTAATGGCGCTGCTTCTAAGGTTGTTCTGACCGCACTTCCTTACGACGACGATGAGTCTAACGATACCCTGAACTGGGCTAACAAGGTTCGTTTCAATGCTAATATCTATTACACCGATCCTGCTGCAGACGGATGGGAGTCAAAGAATAAGCATTTCCCAACGGGCGTTACAGTGGCCAAGGTTCCTGGAAAGCAGTACGAAGCTTCTGCTAAACTGGTTCGTGACCGCGAGTCACAGGCTATGGGTTACCTGGGAATCCTGAACCGTGGTGAGGGCACATGGCCTATCATCAAGCCTGCTATGGAGACGGACATCAACGCACAGTACGACGCTCTTACTCTTGAGTTTGAGAATATGTACCGCGCTGCCGATGATATCTTCCGTAAGACAAAGCAGACTCTTGAGGTTTATGGTCTGACTGGCCAGCTGGCTAGCCTGAAGACTATCCTCGACGCTTTCGTTGCTTGATAAAAAATCAAAACATATAAAACTGGCTGGGGGTGGGCTTCGCCCGTCTCTAGCCTTTTTTATTAACATATTGCAATATGAGAAAAATTAGAATAGGTAATGATATTAGACTTAAGCTTAAGATCGAACCAAACGAAGCCGCTGGTTTCTATAAGATGGACGACCTTGATTAGTCTAGTGTCAAACAATTGAGATGTTATTTAATTAACACCTCGTTCTCAAAGCCACCTATGTGTGAAAATCCGAAGTGCTTTAAGAGAGTTGGTTTTCCTGATTTCTATCATCCTACAGAAAATAATATAAACAACGCAGGTTTTCCTAGTTATCACATGATGCCTGCTAACGTTTGTAACTATAACCGATTCTTACCTGATTTTCACGATTATCATTGGTGGCCCGGCTATCGTGGTTTTGGGCATTATCCAGAGCATTTCCATGGTCATATGCCTATGCCAGATCCAATGGTTCCAGTCCTTCCGCCAGACTAGCATGCTATAGACACGTTTGGTAAAGATGGAATTAAGTTTAATGGAACACATATGATGGAGCCTTTCTATCTTGCTGACTCTCAAGTTCTTCACGAGACTAATACTCTGACGTGCATGTTCCCTGCAGTACAACAGAAGTTCTGCGGTACTTATAAGCTTGTTGTAGTTCTTACTGTATTTGAACAAGGTTGGGGAAGACATAATCTTCGCACATATACTATTGATAGAGGTGATGTATTTGAGCTTGTTGACGATGATAGTGGAGAATCTGGCAACATTATTATAAACACCGATTCTACAGGAGCAAGAGAGAATGTTCTTGCAAGTGTATATGCAGAGAGTGATGATTATCTCATGGCTACTCGCAGTAGGATGATGATCGGCGAACATGACGTAGATGGCGTTGATTATTATATATATGCTAAACTTAAGGATGGTGTTGTAGCATTATATAATCCATCAGATTGGCACTTTAATGAACTTATATTTAGTTCTTCTAATCCTGAAGTTCTGAGTGTTGGTGCAGACGGTACTTTATATGCTTATGAAATATAGAATGGTGGATTTGAAGAGACAGTACAAATTACTGTTAGAGATATAGATAATAACGTATCATATACATTCAACGTAACTGTAAAAGATATGGATACATTACTTATGGGATTCTCGCCAAAAGAAGATATAGAACAAGTAGATCCTTCAGACGATTTCTTGGTAGAATATAGCGCAAAAGACAAGTGGTATGCATTACCAAACAATACTCGCGCTCAATATTTGTGGATATTCTCACAGCGTAGAATTCATTATATTAAGTCTACAGATGACTTTAGTGAACTTGCTGCAGAACTTTCTTCTGGTTTTAGAGTTCCTATGACAGATGCTGTTATACACGGCGGCTATTATTGTTATCGTAGTGCAGCTCCTATCTTGGATGGTACAATGAATATTAAAATTAAATTTGCGTAATGAGAGCTAATAGAGAAATTAAAATATATGGCACGTTATTGAATGCTACAGTAAATGCAATCATTGGCGATGCTGAACACAACGACGCCTTAGCTTATGCATACCAGTTATACGATGATAAATTTGGTGAAGCTGTATCTGTAGATAACTTCCAAGATATTATAAATAAGCGTGTCACCGCAATACAGTATGCTGATGGAGTTACTACTATCAAAAATAGAGATGGCGTAGCTGACGGTGTTCCTTACATGTTTGTTGTAGAAGGTGCATCTCATCTTAATGGAAATAATACGATAACTGGAAATAGCGATATTACCGGTAATACAAATATAGGGGGTGATCTTGCTGTTGCTGGAAACGAAACTATAGGCGGCACTCTTACGGTAGATGGGTTTACAACACTTAATGATGGAGCAATCGTTACTAATGGAAATCTTACCGTACAAAGAGGAGATTTCTTCGTACAAACTGGTAATGCAAGTATTGCTCAAGATTTAAATGTTGGAGACGATCTTACTGTAGGTGATAAAGCAGAAGTAGGTGGAACTTTAGCCGTAACTGGCCCTACTACAATGTCTTCTTTGTATACTTCTGAAAGTGTATTTGTTGGAGGTAATGAGACCATTCAAGGAGACCTTACTGTAAACGGTCACACTAATCTTAAGAACGTTACTACAGATAATATCAATTGTAAGACACTTGAAGCATCAAATGGTCTTATTGTTACAGGAAATGCTACTATCAATAATGGCGACCTTACTGTAAACAATGGCGACTTTGGTGTAACTGGAGATGCTACTGTAAGCGGGCATTTAACTGTAAGCGATGGAGCTAATATTACTGGTAATACTGTACTTGCTGGACCTTTAGATGTTACTGGAGCAGCTAATTTTAGAAGCCCAGTAAACATTAACAGCAATCTTACTGTAAATGGTACAGGTACATTTACTGGAGATGTCACAGCTCCTAATATCACTAGACTTAGAAGTGACGTAGATCTTTTGAATGCATCAGAACAAACTCCAGGTAGTGTAAGGAATACAACTGCACATTATATCGCTCAAGTTGTAGCATCTGCTCCTGAAGACTTTGATACGCTTTCTGAGATCGCAGCTTGGATTACTGCTAATGGCAAAGACGCTGCTGGTATGAATACCAGGATTAACGAGAACGCAAATAATATTGCCGAACTCGCTAATGGTATGGCTCACTTGTCTGCTGATGTAGAAAATCATGAGGAGAGAATTACACAACTCGAAAGTGATTTACAAGCTCAAGATAATAGACTTGCTACGATAGAACATTGGGCAGATCTTGTAGATCTTGACGAGCTTCCGATTCTTAGAGACGAGGTTGCTGCACTTCGTACTAGAGTAGCGAATGCAGAAACAGCAATAAGCAACAATGCTGCTGCTATTACTAATTTAAGCGGTGCATTAAGTCAACTTGCTAGTCGTGTAGGTGCACTTGAAGGCGCTCAATATTGGGCAGTAGATGGATCTACTGTATATGCTAAAGATGGACGTTCTGTACGTGGTGCAGGCTTCTATGATTCTACGGTATGAATATAGTATTAAAAAGAATAGCTCTTAGAGATACTTATACTATAGGAAAACTTTATATAGACGGCAAATATATCTGTGATACTGTTGAAGATAAAGTACGAGATATAAATAAGAATGGTAAATTTGATGGAGAGGAGAAGAAGGTTTACGGGCAAACTGCGATTCCTTATGGAACATATGAAGTTAAGTGGACTTATTCTCCTCGCTTCAAAAAGTATATGCCAGAGATATTGAACGTACCTAGTTTTAGCGGTATAAGAATTCATAGCGGTAATACTGCCGCCGATTCTTTAGGATGTATTATAGTCGGAGAAAATAAAGTTGTAGGCAAAGTAATCAACTCTAGAGCTACAGTAAATAAACTTTATCCAATCATCGAGAAAGGATGTAAAGAAGGTAAAGTTACAATAACGATTGAATAACATGGAAAAAATGATGACATATAGTGAAGCTAATTCTGTATTAGAAGTTTCACTATCCCCTTCAAGTCGTTGTTTGTCTAAAGCTGTTGCTATTGATAATGGAGCCAATCCTGATCCACTTGCTAATTTTGATAACGCAAGACTTGTTCCTGCTAGTGTAGTAGAGAAACAAGGAGGTGGAGAAGGCCCGTTTACTGTTACGTTTATAAATTATGATGGATCTGAATTGTAGACTGGTGTGTATGAAAAAGGTGAAACAATAACTCCTCCTCCTACACCATCTTATGGTGACAAAGAATTTGTCGGATGGTTTTCTACTATAGATAGAAAGCAGTTTATTGCTCAAGCGTACAGAGATGATACTTATAAAGCTACATTTGCTCCAGGAATAAGACACTTTTTTGTCGATAGTAATGGTAACGATATAGGTACAGAAATATATATAAAAGTTCCAAAGAATACAAAGTGGACATATTTCGAGACAAAAACTACGTTGGACGGTTAGCCTATTCCTCAAGAATTTTTGGGAAAGTGGGATGCCTTTGGTTATTTTACTAGCGGAAATAAAATAGACGTATTGGGAAAAAATAGATGGCATTCTAGTGTAGAAACAGCTCCTGATAGTATAGTTTATTATGTAGGAAGTGGTTATCCAACACCGTATATGTTTAGCAACGGAATTACAAAACATCCAGTATATTTGGTACCTTCAGAAGGACCTGGATGGCAATATTGTGCTTTAGAAATAAACGATGATACTGCAAATATATATGGTCTAAACGACTATATCGATAACTATAACATTATATATCACGTTGAAGTAGATCAAAATAAAACATTTTACTTATCCAAAGGTGAGGTTTCTTTACAAAAGATTGCCGTTGGTGATAGTGTTATAGTAGATGTGTTTGGGTCTACTAATTTCACTGTAGAATATTTCCAATTTAGACCAGATGGAAGCGCACAAATTACTCCGCAATTCTCTAAGGTGACTAAAATAGATAATACCTTTGCAATAACTAGAACTAGAACCGGCAAAGAAGGTAGTGGAGCAAGTGGATGGTTAGACTTTTACAAAGTGACAGACGTTGCTAGTGGAGAATCTATTTATCTTGGTGTTAGAGATGACGCATTAGTAGATTTTATAGAATGACAAAACATTTAACTAAAATGCTTGCTAGTATTGGCTCTGCTGTAAACGGAATGGCCCAGGGTAGTAGTATTGGTAAATTCTTAATAGGTGTTGGATCTGCTATAGTAGGGTTCTTTTCTCCAATCGTGTATCTACTTCTTATATGTTTTGTTGCTACTGTAGTAGACATGATATATGGTATTAAAGTAGCATTAAAAAATAATAAGAAGATAGAGAGTGGCAAAACCTGGTCTGGGACTTTAACTAAAATAAAAGCCGAACTTGTACTTATTGGTATAGCGCACGGTCTAGAATGGGCTGTATTAGATCAACATGGAGTATTTGTACTTACCGGAGGTATTACTTTTATCATAACCTTAACCGAATTGTGGTCTATATTAGAGAATCTTAATACGTTAGATCCAAAAGGACCGTGGAGAGCATTAGGCAAATTCCTTAAGAAAAAGGGAGAAGACTATACTGGAATAGAAATAGATTTAGACAATGAACATAATAACGATACTGACGTGGCTAAAGAGCCACTGGAAAGTAGCCGTTAAGGGCATTTGCGTGGCTTCTGTTGCGTTTTTATTGCTCTGGGGTATAAATACCCATAACAGAAATATAAAGCTTTCACAGGAGCTAGAAATGGCTCAGAACAACATTGAAGCCTATTAGG